TATTCTCTTTCATCGCTTGTATAAAAATCATCATAGTTTGTAGAATCCGTTACAAATAAATTTAAAGTACAAGTTGAACCAATAATAGGATTATAAAAATCATCATCTTGATCCCAAGATATTTCAACGGGATTTTCGGTTCCAACTAAAGCTAATACACTACCCGTGTAACCATCTTTTAAAATCTCAACCTTTTTACCTTTGAGATTATCATCCGAAAACTCTAAACGAAATTTTACCCCGTATGCCATTATTTTATTCTATTTCTATTTCTATCGGCTCTTTGTAATGCAACCACTAAATCTTGACCTTTTAAAACAAATTGACCACCAACCTCAACTTTAGAACCACCCGTGTTAGCTATCATACCTTGTAATTTATCAAGTGGTGCAATTACCTCAGGGTTACTTCTAGCACCTGGATACTCCCCCATCAAACCTAATGTTGGTGTGCTTACAATACCACCTTTAGCAAAACCTGTTATTGAACCAAATATACCTTTGAAACTTGTAACTGTTGAACCGATTTTACTTATTCCAATACCACCTAATAAAGTGCTTAAAACAAGTGCAGCTGCAGCGGCAGCAACTAATTTTTTAATTAAACCAATAATCATTCTACCTAATGACTTTATAAAACTTTCACCATTCATCATACTTTCAAAAGCAGCTGCAAACATATGCGGTAATTCCTCACCAACGAAACTTAAAACTTTACCAAATTGTGTTGTTTTTTGCACCGCTGGTTCTAATGATTTTGTTAAAGTTTCACCAACAATAGTTGTTGTTAAACCTAATTCTTGTAAAGCCGTATTTGCCTCAATAGTGTTAACAGTGAATACTTTTTGTCTTGTAGCAGCGGTTTCAGTTTTTTTATTGTTCTTTTCTAGTTCTTGATTTAATATTCTTTTTTGATCTGCCTCTTGTCTTAATGTTAATAATCTTTGATTAGCTATTTTAATTTGCTCGGCTAATAATTTATTTTCTTTTTTTGCTTGACTTTTTTCGGCAATCTTTGCGGAACCATGTATTATTTTATTATTTTCATTAAGTTTTTTATTAAGTTCACCCAATTTAGCTAATGTTTCCTTTCTTGATAATCCCTCTAAACTATCACTAAACTCATCTAATTTGGCTTCTTTTTTTGCTTTTGCTATATCATAAATTGCAAATGCTACGGATGCTAAAGCCGATGCCACCGCAATAATCGGATTAGCTTTCATTGCTAATGTTAGTAATTTAAATGTTTTGGTTAGCTTTGGAATACTTAAAAGTAATGGTCCAACCGCACCCGCTAATAATCCAATTACAGTGATAAAACCTTTTACCTCTGGTGATGTATCATTAAAACCTTGTATTATCTCATTTAATTTTGTTACAAGTTTCGTAAATGCTGGTAATAATATTTGACCAAAAGAAACACCAAGTTCTTTTAATGATTCTTGGAAAATTCTCATTTGGTTAGCAGCACCATCGCTTGTTCTTGAAAAATCACCTTGAGCATTAGCCGTTTTAGACATTATAAATTCATACCTTAAAGCAACCTTTTCGGCTTGAGTCATTTTTTTAACACTCTTATCTAATCCTTTTTCCATGGCAAATTGTTGTAAATTCACCTCGGTCATTACAATACCTAATCTTTTTAATGATTCGGTTTCACCCGTAAACACACCCGCTAATGCGGTTGTTGCTTGTTCAATATCAATATTCTTAAATGATGCTAAATCACCCGCTAAACCAACTAACTCGGTACTCATCGATGCAGCTGCTTGTTGCGACATACCCATTGATGTTGCCATGTCGCCAAATAACGCAGCCATATCTAAGGCACTACCCTCGGCAATACCAAATTGTGTCAATGATGTTTGTGCAAAATCCCTAACCGCTTTTTGTGATGAACCAAAAGCAACATCCACTTTATTTAATGATTCCTCAAAATCACTAGCTAATTTAATTGCAGCACCACCAGCGATGGCTAATGGTAATGTTAATTTAGTTGAAAGTGATGAACCTAATGCGGATGCTTTTTTATTAAAATTGTCAAGTTTTGATCCTACATTTTTTAATGATTTATCTAGTTGGTCGGTATCACCTTGAAATATAATTTTAAGAATACTATCTGCCATAAGATTATTTTTTACAAAAATACTAAATATTAATCTATGGGTTTAAATTTTGCTTTCTCTAATTGTTTCATAAATTTTTCGTATTCCTCTCTTGTTGATTGTGGCTTTCCTCTATTTAGATAAACATCTTGGGGTAATGGAAATAATTTGTCGGGTTTTATCATTTGTGATCTCTTTGTGCAATTAACATTAAATATTAATGCACTTAAATATCGAGTTCGTTCCCATTCTAGGTTTTGTTTAATTAAATATGATTCACCTAGTAAGTGGTTTTCTTGCCATGTATTAAACCAAAATTCATTTGGATTTATCCCAACCTGACCAATATAAAAATCAAGTAATGTATTCCAATCAAGTTGGGATGTTACTTTCCCTTTTTTGTAGTGTTTTTGACATTACGATTTAATCCCGCATTAAGATCATTTCCTAATATCCTTGATTCCATCATTGCATTTACAACATTATTTAATTCATCACTATCAAAATCCTCAAGCCACATACCGACTTTAAATTCATTATAATCAATTTCATTGCTTTCCTCTTGGTCATAAGCTAATAATGCCGAATAAATTAATGTTCTAATTGTTTTAATTGAAATGCCTTTAGTAAACAAACCGCCTAATTCCTCTAATGAGATGCCTAATATATCGGTAAAGTTTGCCCAAAAGTTCATGCTGAAATGCATGGTACGATTTTTCCCACCTATTTTTAAGGTATAGTAACCTCTTTTCTTGTTTGCCATATATATAAAATTATAGGGACAAAGATAAACAATGTCCCCGAATATTTTATTTTAATTAGTATTATGAGACAGTTCCTTGAGTTATTGTACCCGTGCAAGTGATTGTTCCACTATATGATACAGGTGATTCCATCTCCGCTGAAACCTCACAGCTTGAAATAAATCCCTCACCACTATATAATGTATCACCCGTTGTAGCGGTTGAAAAACTCCAATCAACTTTAGTTCTTCCAAGTAAATAAGTTGAGATTTCATCAGCACCAGCCGAATCATCATAAGCAACTAATCCCTCAAAAGAAATCTCACCACTCATTACCCCCGCAATAACCTCTTGAAAACCACTAGAATCTTTACTAGTCGCCTCAGGCATGTCATTAGAAAGTGATAAAGTAGCCGATGTAGTATGACCTAAAGTAACTAAGGTTCCGCCATCAGTAATAACTTTAAGAATTAAATTTGTTCCATTAAAAACTCCAGTAGTAGGCATAATTATTAAGTTTAAATTTTTTGTAAATATACAAATAAATTATTTATACATTTTCCCATTGTGTTGCTATATCCTCCCAAAATTCAAATATATTTTCCCATGTATCGGCTTGATCCGTTACAGTGATTATGTTGGTTAATTGTATCTCAACATTAAACTCACTAATTGATTCTAAATCACCAACCTCATCACAACTTGTAATAAATCCCTCACCCCTAAATATTAGCTTAGGATCATTGGTATTATCCTTAAAATAATATATTTGTTTTGCTCTAGTAATTATATAACTTGAAAATTCATCAAAGTTTAAACTATCATCATAAGCCGTTAATCCCTCAACGGATATTGTACCACCTCTAAGACATGGTAAATATTCCGCAAAACCACCACTATCTTTTGTAGTGCTTTCGGGTAAATCAAGATTTAGATTAAATGTAGTATTCTTTGAATGACCAATTACTTGTTGATCTTTATAAAGTAAAAAACTTGATGAATTTATTAGAGGCATTATTCCTCATTTAAAGGAGTTATTTCGCCTGTATTAATATCTAATTGACCTTTACCATGTTTTTCTTCTAATCCTTTCATTTTTTCATTTTCATCATCTTTTGCTTGTTTCCATTGTGATACTAAATCATCAATTTCATTATATGCAATTACTCGCATACCGATTTCAAGTGCGATTTGATTTGGTTTAGATATTGTTTCTTTTAATTCTTGTAGTTCTTTTTCCTCAAGTTTTGCCATTGTATATTAATTTAAAATTATTCGAAATTAGGTTTTATGTGATTTGTTAATGGTGCTTTTTGATGATTAATATTCTCGGTTATTTTGTTTTTCATATAATCAACATTAATTTTTTCTTCAAGCCAACCAATCACAATTTCTTTTGTAATATCATCAAATTCAATAAAATCATCTGAAACTTCCATCTCTTGCGAACCAACACAACTATCAAAATATACTGGTGCTTCTGGATCATTTTCATCAATCTGTTCTTGACCAATATAACTCCAATGTATTGCGTAGATTACATTTGTTTTTCCATCTTGTTCTTTATAAGTATCAAACTGATTTATTTTCCAATTAAATTCTATTGCCATAATTTTTTTTTACAAATTTAGTAAATTATTTAACAATTCCCACCCCCAATAATTGCACCAGATGAATTGACTTGAATATATTTATTTGTTGAAATTCCATTTGTGTCAAACACTTGATAATAACCAGCACTAACAGGATTAAACCCAGTAGATGTAGTATAAGCATAATAAGTGCCATCCAATGCACTCGGATATTGATTATTCCCATCAGTATGATAATATGTAGTGCCATCTGGTAATCCAAACGAACAAGCATCATTGCTACTTGATGAACTATAAATAAACTCAAATGCTGCTCTTGATAAATTTTGCTGATAACCTCTAAATTCAGCCATTGATTGTGGATCGCTTCCATCTGGTCGATTTAAACTAGGATTTAACATGTTTATAGCTGGATAACTTGTTCCTGAACCACTAGAATTACCACCACTTAATCTTGATAAATCAGATAAATATATTGGTGATGGTATGCTTGTAGATGAGGTATATCCATAACCTTTTCTCTCTCTTGCTATTTTTAGCATACTCAATTCACCACTTGTAGGTACACCACTCATTATTTACAATTACAATTATTTTTCTCTAATCTATCAACTTTTTTATTTAACTCTTTGACCGATTCAATTAATACAGCAGTTAATTTTTCATAATCAACTGTTTTATAAATTCCATTGTTAAAAAATGCCATTTCTTTTTCAGTAACAATATCAGGTAAAACTTTTTCAACTTCTTGAGCAATAACACCTAAATCATGTTTACCTTTTTTAGCACCTAAATTCCAATCATATTCAACACCTCTTAATAACTTAACTTTATCTAAAGCATTTTCTATTGTGTTTACATTATCTTTTAATCTAGCATCTGAAATTGTTGTAGAGAAAGCAACCACATCACTATCACAATGTAATTCACCATTATCATAAAATCTAAACTCCTCAGAACCACCAACAGCAACACCAATACGATTTGATGTTTGTCTAAAAAACCCTGTGTCTTTATCCTCAGCAAAAGTTATTGATGGCACACTAGCTGAACCATCACAAAAATATTCTTGACCATTAATTCTTATAACTCGCCATCCTGAAATAACACATTTTCTAGTACCAGTTCCAGGGTAACTATAATTAAATAATGCTTGAGGTGTCCAATATTTTGTCCCTGTTTCAAATTGACCTGTACTATTTCCGAACCCTCTAATAATACCATGTACTTTAACCCATGAATTACTCGTATATGTGTTTGACATTACCCAATAGCCATAACTTCCAGGGTTTCCACCTAAAGAACTAAAGCTGTGATTATAGTCAATAGAACCCATATAATGCCCTAAGTTTTGTGCACCTCCACCATCCCATGACCTGATATAACATTCCATGTAATATATATCATTAGCATCTGTTGGTAAATATGGAAAACCACTATTATACTGACCACCGACATAAACACCACCAGTAATTGCAATTGCCCATCCGCCAGGTGCAGTTGAATCTTCATACCATTCAACTCCTGAATTATTAAAATAATCTTGTAGTTGTTGATTACTCCATGTTGTATCAAATGACCAAACTTCACGACCACCTGTATAATGACCTAATGGTACTTTTTCACTACCAGTAACTCTGGTATTGCTTATTGTGGCTTCATTAGTAAATGTTTTGCCATTAACATTTAATTCATATGTACCACTACTTTGACCACCTATACCAGTATGACCATTAGTGTTGTTTACTTCAAAATATATTGTGCCACCATTTCCATTTCTTGCTCTAATCA